GTATTTGCATTGGCACCCTGATATACGGTTTCACCTATGTTATAGTTACCTGAGCCTGCTCCAAGATTTAGAGCAATTGTATAAGCAATATTATTTTCCAAGTCATCAATTTCGCTATCGCCAGTTTGGAAATCTTCTTGACTATAACGGAATACTTCACAACGGAGTTCGTAAATATAAGGTGATCTTTTACCTAAAGCAAAGAACATAAGCTCTTCTTCAACGAACTTGATTTCAAATATCTTACCTAAAACAGGAACAAATAGAAGATCGCCTTCTCGCGGCCTTGTGGCTATTGTTGAAGGTACATATCTCTCAAAAGTTCTTCTTGATATTACAAAGTTAGAAGTATCACGAATTTCTAGACCAAACTTGGAGAAGAAGTCGCCATCGCCTTCGTAACCTTCAACGTTAGCAAGATACATTTCCACTGTATATGCTCTACTGAACTTAGCTTGTGGGCTTTCACCAATGATATCATCAGTCGAGTCATAAGCTTCTCTTGGCATATACTTTACATCATGACCCATTATCTTGATTGATTCAACAATAACGTCTTCCATCAATCTTTGTTCATTGATTGTTGCAGCACTGAAATTGTTGAAGTATACAGAGGTTGCCATTAAATTAGCCTAAAATAAATTGAGGAGGTTCTTCGTAAGTATCTCTAATCTGCTGTTCTAGTGCTTCAATTTCTTGTACAGCTTCGTCGTATATTTGCTGACCATTCATCATGATACCGCCAGGTAATTGCATTCCGCCAAACTTCTTCATATTATTACCCCACTGACGCTTGATATAAGCTGTGGCTAATTTTTTAAGCATACGATCATTATATACATCTGAATACGTATCTGGGTCAACAATTATATAACCTTCAATAACCAACCATTCACCAACATTAGCCATTGGCCAGTTCATATCGATATAGAGTTTATCTGTGTGACGATTGAAACGGATTGGTTGTTCGCCAGAGAATAGCATGTCTAACGTGCGAATATGTTGCATTGTTAGAACATAATTTACATAAGAGGTGCTAGTAAAGTCATAAAGTTCGTGAAGACGCAATTGGTAACGCAAATCGAACATATTTACTGAAGCATTAGACGAACTGATTGGAAATATACGGGTCACACCAATAATATTTTCTGTAATTGGAATCCAACCATTATCAATATTTTCTTGAGTTAGTTGGTGCTTTAGATACCAACGCTCTACTCCGTCAAAGTGAAACTGTTGGAAATACTGAAAGGCCTCATCAATGCGATCATCAACTTGATCGTCATCTACGTTGATTTCAATTACAGGAAACCCTAGCTGGCGAAGACACCAATCTTTAAGCTGTTCTCTGGAAGATGGAGTTGACATTTATATACCTCTTTTTAGGTATTTATATTTATTCCGTGTCAAAGAAAAACATGTGCCACAATCTTCCATCGTCAAAATCCGTGCCAAAATAGTCGCTGGCACCATGAATTGCACCTGCATCAAAGATGACCAATCTGTTATAAACATTACCAAACTTGTCTACTGTATCGTATGGGGTCTTATCCAAGAATGTCTTATAGTTAAAAGCACTGGTAATCTGAGGATGTTCTTTGTGTCGAATACCTGTTTCGCGGTGCCTGAATGTTGAAGTGCCTGTTTCTGGTGGAGCATTTGGTGTCAGATATATCATAGCAGCATAGCTTTGGTCATCACAATGATATACGACAGGTTCACCAGCAATATTAAGTTGGAAGCGACCATTCATACCGTGTTCTTTCCACTTGGTTATTTTCTTACCCATGATGCTTTCAAACGCTTCTTTGATGCCAGGAAAAAGATATTGGTTCTTTGTTCGCTTGCCGATAAAACCTCGGCCTAAACCACCATCAACATACTCTTGCTGTTTAGCAAACTCACGAATGTTATCAGGATTTTCATAAAAGTTATCGACAATGAAAGCTCGTTTTGCATAATTGCTATTAATGCTCATATTAAATACATCCTCTTTTTCACTTCCAGACATCATATAATATGTTGCTGCTTTTGCTTCGTTAGTCACATCGGTCATTTTTCTAAGCACATCAGGATCTATAAGTTCTGGATGTACCCACCAATCTTCGAAGTTACAAATACCATCAGGTGATATGTCATTGGCAACTAGCACATAACCTTTTGATTTTAGAAACTCTCGTGATTTTTGGCGATAAGTTCTGGTAACATCAGCGTAATAGTCGTGTTCGTATGTAATGACAGCAAACTTATATTCATCAAAAGGAATTTTAAGCATACACTCATATGTGTTCTTTGCTGGTTCAATGTCCAGTTGGAGATAATCAATTACATTTCCAGTAAAATGCTCTGACAAAAACTTTTTGTAATCAATCGTAAGTGCGTTTTGATGTAGAACTTTTGTATTTGGTCTAGCCGATTTATAACTTTCTATAAACTTTTCATCATATTCAATAGACACACCTTTCCAGCCAAACTCAGTTTCAAGTAATGCTGTATTATTTCCTGACCATGGATCAGCACCGCCAATTTCTAAAAACTGTCCATTTCTTTTACCTTTGAGCATAGACAGAATAAACAAGTCTTGATAAACTTGTGAAAAGTTTTTCTTAATACTCTTAGAGCCTGAAAACTTATATCTAAGCTTTGGCCACATACTGTCATCATACATCCGAAATGCATAGCTATAAGGTCCAGAGCCTAAGTTGACTATATTACTCTCAATTGACTTTCTATGAATATCATCAATTTGATCCCAATAATCATTGACTAATGACTGTAGAATTTTTCTTGCTTCCATACCGCGACCACGCCACCATCCAGCGATAGCTTTTTGAAAAAGAAGCATCCATCGACCTTTGTAGCCAAGTTCAGGATCAAATATCTGATCGATGTTATGTCTCAAAGATATTTCAACTGTTGCATATGACTCGAAATGCAACTTTTCTTCTTCATATTTTCTAGAGAGAAAGTAATATGCCTCTGGTCTTTTTGGATCTATAGCTATTGCTGCATTGTACATACTCTTGACTGTATAGTTACGATTGCCTTGCTTTTCAAAACAATGACCCATTTTTACCAAACAGTAATACTCTGTAGAGATATCATCTGTTCTTTCAGCACATCTTAGATAAAAAGATATTGCGGCCGCTGTTTGACCGAGTCTTTCGTAACCTTTAGCGAGAGCTAAGTTTGTTTGTGGATCTTCTGAATTTTTCACATATTCAATAATCAAATTATCAAGCATTCATATAATCCTTCACTACATTTTTAGGGCAACTCAATACAAAAGCAGCATTATCTTGGAAACCAAAAGTTATTAATATGTTATCTTTATATTCGGCAAGACCACAAGCAAACTCAATCTTTGCATCCATGAATGAAAACTTTTCAGATTTACGAATAGGTATCCAATCTTTTGACCACAAGACAAATCGATGCCTATATGTTGCATCTTTTCTTCCTGCTTCGCTAGTATAAAGATCGGTTTCATGCGTCAATGTAAGATATCCATTCTCAAATGGAATAACTTGACCGCCGCCTCTTAAATCCCAATCAAAATAACTTTCAGTTCCTAGATAAACTGTTTCACACGACTTTGTGATAGGATCAACTTTAACAACTTCAACTGGATTGCACCACTTGAGAAAATGATAAGGCATGTCAAGAATGGGCATCCAGTTCTTTTCACAATACGAGTCGTTTTTACCAGGTGCAGGAACACGAAAGCGAGAAATTTCAACCACCTTTCTATCTGTTATTTCAATTTCAGACATTTCCATTCGGCCTTCGCCGTTTGTGGTTGTATCTCTTCTGACGCCACACATATATGTCTTATCATTCCACTTAACCAATCTTGCGTCTTCAAGACCAACAAATTCCCAAAGTGGGGTTTTATCAAAGTTAGATGTATCAACTTTGTTTGACCAAGCTAGATTAAGATTGGTGTCAAGCTGTCCAAGATAGTTGGTTGTCGTAAGAGTGATATCGTTTTCGGGATTGAAGTAAAGGAGAGGACCCCACGGATGTTCATGCTTATTCAACTCAGCATGATATAGAGTATATTGACAATGCCGAACATTGATATGAATTTGACCATCATCTACAAAAAGACTTGGATTGAATAGTCCTGTGCCATTAGTAAGGAAAGAATCTATAATAAGCGGTTTGAGTTTGCCGCCTTGTTCTAGAACAAGCTTCGCAAAAGATTTCATAATATACTCCATATCAACGTATATTAATATATATGCGTCATTTTATGGTTGATTTGACTCTAAAGTTTCAATTCTGGCCGTCAAATTATCTATAATAGATTGCTGCTGTTGAACAGCTTTGATAAGAGGCATTATAAGCATACTATAATTAATGCCTCGTAATTCAAGTCCATTTTCAGTTTCATCGTAGAAAACTAAATCAGGATTTATTTGTTCAACATCTTCTGCAATTAGACCATATTGTATACCGCCATCAATTTCATCTGTATAATTTTGCTCTTCGTCTCTTTTTCTATATTTAAAAGTTACAGGATTTAATTGATATAGCCAAGATATGTTTGGCATATCTTGAATTTCAGTCTTAGAAGCTCTAATAGAAGAAACATAGCCAAGTTTTCCAGTATTATCAATGAACAAGTCTCTATTTGTAGCGCCTACAGTGTCCGCATAAACATCAAACATATAAACTTCACCAAGTTGATTTATTTCCATGCGTGAAGTTGGAGCTACTGAACCTGAAGCTGATGTTTCGAAAACTAAAGTTGCAGCCGCTGAAGTATCGGATGTTATAGCTGCTGTTTTAGCACGTATGGCGGCCGCCTGTTGAAATGCAGTAGCGCCAGAAGCAAGCCAACGAATTTCGCCTAAATTAACACCACTTGCGAGTGTACTATATGTTCCTACTGCGCCGCCATCAGATTTTCCCATTATAAAGCCTGGCGCGCCAGAACCTGTACTCCAGTTTAAACCTGCATATGACGCTGCTGCTAATAAATTTGATATCGTATGATTTTGAAAATTTGGTGTACCGCCGCTACCATTAATAGCCAAAGCTGTTGAGGTTCCATTTAAAAAGTTGCCTGTTTGTATAGAACCGCCAGAAACTACTAAAGCAGCAGTTGATGGATCATATGTAAGTGCCGATGCTCCTGCTGCTATCTGATTCGAACCTAATGCAGTAACAAATACAGGGAAAAATGTATCAGCGGACGTTGTTGCAGTAGCATTTATTGTTGTTGACGGGCCTGCAGCACCAGTCGTACCTTGAGCGCCTGTAGTACCGGTTGCGCCTTGAGCGCCTGTACCACCTGTACCGCCAGTGGCACCTGTAGCACCTTGAGCGCCTGTACCACCTGTACCACCAGTGGTACCTTGGGCACCAGTTGCACCTGTTGTGCCTTGAGCGCCAGTGGCACCTTGGGCACCAGTTGTACCTGTTGCACCTTGACTACCTGTTGAACCTGTGGTACCTTGTGAACCAGTAGAACCTGTAGTACCTTGTGAACCAGTGGCTCCTGTAGCGCCTTGACTTCCTGTGGTACCTTGTGAACCAGTAGAACCTGTAGTACCTTGTGAACCAGTGGCTCCTGTAGAACCTTGAGTGCCGGTTGCGCCCTGTGAACCAGTAGATCCAGTAGTTCCTTGTGCGCCTGTAGAACCAGTTGTTCCCTGTGAACCAGTTGCACCTTGAGCGCCTGTTGTGCCTGTTGTGCCTTGAGCACCTGTCGTACCTTGAGGACCATATGCATAAAGTGCAGCAGTAAGATATGTACCACCTGCTGCTCCATTAATATTTTGAGAAGTTGTGTTTCCTGTAAACGCAGTAAGTTCAACATAATCTGTTGTGCCGTTGAAATACACAATAGTGGATAAGTTTTGTGCATAGCCTGCACCAGTTACAATTTGGTCTTGGTTAATTGCTAACTGTGTATTTCCATTTTTTCTAATCTGTACGTTGGTTTGATTATTAGTTACTGCGCCTGCATCCCACCAAACCTGAGCAGCAATACTATAATAACCGGCAACAGTTGGTTGAAATTTATTTGATGCAAACCAGTTTTGTGGGTCAAAATCATCTACAAGAGTAACAACAGTATCACTACCGTTATTAACAGTTTGAGACGATCCATTTTTAACAGCACGAACAACATAAGTTCCAGCCGTGAGCATACCGCCGTCAAGACCTTGAATACCTTGTGTGCCCTGACGGCCTTGAACACCTTGAGCACCTGTGGTACCTTGAGCGCCTGTAGAACCTGTAGTACCTTGAGCGCCTGTAGAACCTTGGGTGCCTGTAGAACCTGTAGTGCCTTGGGCGCCAGTAGAACCTGTAGTACCTTGTGAACCAGTGGCTCCTGTAGAACCTTGAGTGCCGGTTGCGCCCTGTGAACCAGTAGAACCTGTAGTACCTTGTGAACCAGTGGCTCCTGTAGCGCCTTGAGCGCCAGTGGCACCTTGGGCGCCAGTAGAACCTGTAGTACCTTGTGAACCAGTGGCTCCTGTAGAACCTTGAGTGCCGGTTGCGCCTGTTGTACCTTGTGAACCAGTTGCACCCTGTATGTTTGTTGGGCTACCATTGATGAAGAATGCTGCTGCATTAACACCACCAACAACATCTAGTTTAACATTTTGACCAACTGTAGATGTAGTACGACCAATGAGAACATTTCCCGCAGGATCGATACGCATTCTATTGCCGTTTGCTACATCATAAAAGTCGAATGCTAATGTACCATCGTTAGCTGCAACATCAGTACCTATAGCCCAAGTATCTCTATTTGCACCATTACCGAAGAAACGCATCTGAGTATTATTGGCAGTAGAACCGGCAATTCTAAAAGGTATCGCACTGCCTGTAGTCGCTCTGACTTGTAATCTTACCGGAGCCGCTGCAATTGAAGATCCAACATTAACAGTACCACTTGGGAAATTTAAATTTCCATCGAATGAAACGCCAGATGTATTAGCTAATGCAGCATTGGCAGTATTATGAGAGGCTGCAATACGAGAAATTGCATTGATGCCGCCGAGAACAAGATTACTTGTTATCAAATCTGCGTTAAGAACGGCCAACGTCATATTATTTGACAAAGCACCAATGTGATTGTTGGCTGGTTCTCTATCATAACCATTGAACAAATAATACATCTTATTTTCATGTTCACGATAAAGGCCTGTGTGTACGTTTGCGCCTGTAGCATTAACATAATTGCCAATAAAACCAATATCGACAATATCTGATGTGTAATTGTTACCTGCGAGATAGAGAAGTGGATCAGAAACTCTAAGATTTTCGGCATTTACAAATGTGGTATTACCAGATACACTAAGATTTCCAGTAACTTGTAGATCACCTGTAATTGTGCCGCCAACTTTCGGTAGTGCATCGTTTGCTTTTGCAAATGCAGATGTTATTGTAGTGACGATATCAGTTGTGCCTATAATCAAAGTATTTGATGCAGGATTAAATGTAAATCCTGGAGCTGATTGTGCTGTCTGATTTGATCCTGTTGCTGTCACAAATACAGGAAAAACTGTATCATTAACAGTAACACTAGTTGAATTTATAATGTTTGAAGGGCCAGCACCACCTTGAATACCTTGTGTGCCTTGTGAACCTGTTGCGCCTTGAGTACCGGTAGAACCAGTTGTACCTTGACTGCCTGTAGTTCCTTGTGAACCAGTTGTGCCCTGCGAACCAGTTGCACCTTGAGCGCCGGTTGCGCCTTGAGTTCCTGTTGCGCCTTGAGTACCAGTTGTGCCTTGAGTGCCTGTTGCGCCTTGAGTTCCTGTTGCGCCTTGAGTACCAGTTGTGCCTTGAGTGCCTGTTGCGCCTTGACTGCCTGTAGTTCCCTGTGAACCAGTTGTGCCCTGCGAACCAGTTGCACCTTGAGTACCAGTTGCGCCCTGTGATCCTATAGTTCCTTGAGCGCCTGTAGCACCTTGACTGCCTGTAGTTCCCTGAACGCCTTGAGTGCCTTGTGAACCAGTAGAACCTTGAGTGCCGGTTGCACCTTGAGATCCTGTAGTTCCCTGTGAACCGATTGTTCCTTGAACACCCTGTGTGCCTTGAGTTCCTGTTGCGCCTTGAGCACCGGTAGCACCTTGGGTGCCTGTAGTTCCCTGCGAACCTGTAGAACCAATCGCACCCTGACTTCCTGTAGTACCTGTAGAACCCTGTGAACCGACTGCGCCTTGACTGCCTGTTGAACCAGTAGCACCTTGACTTCCTGTAGTACCTGTAGAACCCTGTGAACCGACTGCGCCTTGACTGCCTGTTGAACCAGTAGTTCCTTGTGAACCAGTTGTACCTTGAGCACCAGTTGTTCCTTGCGCCACAGATGCAGAAATTGTAATTCTATCATTAACTGCATCAGTAACAATGTTAATATTTTGTCCTGCCGTGATTGTAAGCACATCGCCCGGAGTGTCAGCGATTACTAGAACATTATTAGCATTTACTGTACCAAAATAGTTTGGTTCATTTCCGCTGATAGAAGAGATTGTACCATTTGCTGCTTTGTAAAAAAGTTTACCATCAGCGTAGTTAATGGCCAATTCACCATTTGCTAGGTCTGAAGGAACAGATGAAGGTACTGCTGATTTTTTAAGTGCGATTACTGTATTAGCCATTAGAAGTCATCGATTGGTAATTTTTCTATTTCTATTTGTTTTTTATCTGTAAGAATAGACACATCTTCTTTTGTTACAGGTATAATTTCAACTATTTGTTTATTCTTACCCTTCTTATTTAGTTTAGCCAATTTATCTTCTAGCTCTTTAATCTTATCATCTCTAATTAATATTTCTCGCTTCATATCAATCAATTGTTTAGTTAAAGTTTCCATATGACCAACTTTTATTTTCATCGCATTATATGAATCTTCCCAGTTCTTTGCGCTATTTTTTAGAATCTGCATATCATTATTATTTTTATTCATTGATGAGATATCAGATTGTAGAGAAGAAATGATCTTGTCTTTTTCAGAAACAAGATCATTAGCCAATTTATTTTGCGCCTTCAACTGAATGTTGGCTGCTAGATATTCATGAATTGTTCCAATAGCGATATCAACGTAAGCATTTATGTACTTATTATCCATTACAAATTATCCTATTAATTTAAAAAACTCCGCCGTCTAACATTGCGAAGGTTGGAACACCAGAAGCATTAGCTTGTAGAACTTGACCTTCTGTGCCTGCTCCTGTTACCTGTAGGCCGTTGCCTCCGTTTCCAAATAAAACGCCGTTTGTTGTAAATGTTGTTTGGCCTGTACCGCCGTATGCCACTTTAACGACACCTGTAGATATGTAAGAACCATTAGCTGCATTTGTGTTTGCTGCTGTGCCTACTGCTGCCGCATAAAGATTAGCACTTGTACCAACAGTAGAAGCGTATGTATTTGATCTAGACCAAACTAGGTTAGCATAAGCATTGGCGCCTGCACCTATAGCAGTGTTTGCGCCTGCTATAGTAGCCGAAGCGAAGTTATTAGCTGCTGTGCCGACTGCGGTATTAGCACCTGCTATGGTTGCAGATGCGAAAGCGTTTGCACCAATGCCAGTGTTGAAGGCTAATAGATTGGCTGCGTTAGCTTTATCGAATGCCGCATTGATCCATACAATCGTATTTTGGCCGCCTAGCCTTAGATTACTGGTTACAATATCAGCATTCAATACCGCAAGTGTGAAATTATTGCCTGTTGGATCAATATGATTATTGAATGGTTCTTCAGAATATCCTTGGAATAAGTAATATTGCTTATTGGTGTGTTCTCTGTAAAGACCAGTGTGAACATTAGCACCTGTAGCATTAACATAATTACCTATGAAACCTATATCAACAATATCTGAAGAATAATTATTACCTGCAAGATAGATAAGTGGATCGCTGACTCTCAGGGTTTGTGTATCAATAGAGAAAGCGTTACCGGTAACAGTTATGCTGCCTGTGATAGCAACATTTCCTGTGATAGTTTGATTTGCTGCTGTTAGTTTAACAAAAGTTTGATCAGCATAAGTGTTAGCACCTAAACCAACGGCAGCATTAGCACCTGCTATCGTAGCCGAAGCAAACGCATTGGCAGCAGTGGTGGCCGCATCAGTATATAAATTAGCAGCTATTGTAGCATCTTGAGCTACAGATTCGGCATACAAATTAGCAGCTATAGCTATAGAATTCGTATACGCATTTGCACCAATGCCAGTATTATAAGCAAGAAGGTTTGCCGAATTTGCTTTATCATAAGCTGCATTTGCTGTGATTATGGCCAAGTTTGCTTTTTCATCCGCATCACTTGCAATTGTATTAGCTTTTGCAAATGCTGCATTGGCCGAATCGTATGCTTGAGTTGCTATGTTATTATAGAAACGACCACCAATTTCAATTACGCCTGATCCTGTAGAATCACCAATAAACAGTTTATCGGATAAGTATGAATATGCGGGTTCACCGGCTGAAAGACTTGCAGGAGTAGAAGTTGCAGTCGATCTTTTTATTTGAATTATAGTATTTGACATACTAGAAAGTTCCCCCGTTTACAACCGGTAAAGTTTTAATTACATATGTATCACTTGCGGCGTCATAAACTAAAGTTTCGTTATTATCAGGATCAGAAGCATCAACATCAGTTAAGCTAGCCAACTTAGTTGTAGCACCAATACCGATTGTTCTTACAGTTGATCTGCTTTGAGTATTTATAGAAATCCTATCTCTTGGAGTAGAATTTACTAGAACTTTAATTCCCATTATCGTGTGACCTCTGGAGTTACGGTTATTATTCCTTCTAATACTCTAGTCACAACACCGCCGGTGTCAACTGTTTCAAGATCGAAAAGATAGCGGCCAGCTTTGATACTTGATGTGTTAGCTGCCGACATACTCATGGTAATCTCGCCATTAGCAGCATTACTAATTATACAAGTTATATTAGCAGATGCGTTTGTCGAATAATAAGACCTACGCATTTGACTACGAACTGTATAGCCAGAAATATTTAAAGATGCATTTGTAATATCATCTGAGAGATTGATGATATTATTAAAAGTTGCACCTTGGTCCATATAAAGTTCTACATATGCTGCCATTTTACTATCTTTTTCTTTAAATGTCTGCTAATACTGGCCAAATTACATTGAAGGGGTCATCAATATTTTCTGGCAAATCTCTAAGTTCTTGGCGATATTGTGATATCGCCGCTTGTTTTTGTGGTGTATAAGTTGACCAACGGTCTGGAAAAACTAGAATGTCGGACTCTCTTAATAAGGCGTCTCTATTAGCTCTTACTATTTCTATTTGTTTCGCTTCTAATTCTGCTTGAGTTGGTGGAATATAAGCGGCAACTTTTTTGGATGCTACCATTCGATCAAATAGTTCTTTTGTGTCAAATGCTGCGCCTTCATCACTTGGATTGCATGTAAATGGAATCCAACCAAGTTTAGGGTGCTCAATCTCACAATCGATCCAATTATTCTTTGTATATTTTGCATTTCTAAAATTCATTTAAAATTACCTATATTATGCTATTCTTAAAAATAGAGTTATACGAGAATTAGTAACACCGCCATCATAATTTTCTCGGCCCATGGATCTCCATGTGCCTGCAAGAGCGGCGCCGCCTTTAGTGATATATAAACCTAAAGTTTCTTGAGAGTCATCTGAACTCATCAGATTTGGATGGCCTACACCCGCAGGTTCAAGTTCCGATCCAAGTATAGAACTATTTTGCGCTAAACCTTGCCCGCCGTAAAAGGCAAAAACATAACTTCCTACACCATTATATGTTGCTTTATCGGCATATAGAGTTGTTAATGTTTGCCAAGTTGGTGCTAATGTTGCTTGTGAAGTTAATACTTGATCTGCTGTGCCCACTGCCGTGAAATCTGTTGAGCCGCTACCAGCCTGATAAGGAATTTTGCCGGGGGCTCCAGCAGCAAGGTTTGATGCAGATGTTGCTGTAGTTGCTGTACTGCCTTGAATACCCTGTGTACCTTGTGAACCAGTAGAACCAGTTGTGCCGGTTGTACCTTGACGACCTTGAATACCTTGAATACCTTGTGAGCCAGTGGCACCTGTAGAACCAGTTGCACCCTGTGTGCCTGTAGAACCAGTTGCGCCTGTAGTGCCTGTTGTACCTTGAGCGCCAGTAGCGCCTGTAGTTCCTTGGGCACCTGTAGCGCCTTGACTTCCCGTAGCGCCTGTAGTTCCTTGGGCACCTGTAGCGCCTGTAGTTCCTTGGGCACCTGTAGCACCCTGAATATTTGTTGGGCTACCGTTAATGAAGAACGCTGAAGCGTTTACGCCACCTACAACATCAAGTCTTACATTGTTACCTATTGTAGAATTTGTTCGGCCAACTAGGACATTGCCTGTTGGGAAATTTAAAGTACCATTGAACGAAACGCCAGATGTATTAGCTAATGCAGCGTTGGCAGTGCTATGGGCTGCGGCAATTCTAGATAGTGCATTAATGCCACCAAGTATAAGATTGCTTGTCTTTAGTGTAGCATTCAAGACAGAAATTGTGAAGTTATTACCTGCAGGATCAATATGATTTCTATCTGGTTCTTTGTCATATCCTTCAAAAACATAATACTCTTTTGTTGTAGCGTCTCTAAAGATACCTGTACGAACATTAGAACCGGTAGCATTTACATAGTTACCGACAAAACCAATGTCTACAATATCTGAAGCATAATTATTTCCTGCTAAGAATATCAAAGGATCAGAAACTCTTAGCGTTTCAGTATCAACAGAGAAAGAATTTCCAGCAACCGTTAATGAGCCTGTTATAGCAAGATTGCCGCTTATTGTTTGTGTAGTTGACGATAATCTGACGAAAGTTGCATTAGCATAAGTGTTAGCACCTAGACCAACTGCTGCATTAGCACCTGCTATGGTTGCTCTAGTATAAGCATTTGCTCCTGCACCTACCGCTGTATTGGCACCGGCTATTGTAGCAGATGTAAATAGATTAGCACCTGCACCTACCTCTGTATTGGCACCGGCTATGGTTGCAGATGCGAAAGCGTTTGCGCCTATACCAGTATTGAAGGCTAATATATTGGCCGCATTGGCTTTATCAAATGCTAAATCGTCTGACCAATAAGGAGTATTCGAATCTCCGTTTGATACCAAAATTTGGCCTGCTGTTCCAAAATTTTTGCCTCTGAAACCTACAGCACCCTTACTGTTTATGCGTAGTTTTTCAAACGCTTCTTCAGAACCTTCCGAAGTACCAATTGTTAAGGTTGTAGCCGAAGTTACTCCCTCTTGAATTGCAGAAATAAAAGCACGACTTCTTTCATCAGCACTTAAATCGCCATCAGTTGAAGCAAATTCGATTGCACCAATTGTTTGACCTGGACTTATATTCGTATTAGAACTTGTAATTCTAAATGAAGAATTGCTCAAACTGTAAGTGCGGAAAGTACCAGATGCTATTGTTGTTTGCGAAGTTGTTAGATTATATGTTCCTAGTCCGCCTGTACCACCAAAATAACTTTCAATGTAAGTACCAGATAAAACACTTAGAGTTTCATCTAGAATATACTGACCTACATTTATTCTACCTGAAGTAACAGAATTAATTGTTAGAACATTTCCGGAGATTGACCCCACGCCGACGAATTCTTCTGGGCTATTTCCTACAATTTCAAGGAGTCTTTGAGGAGTAGAAGTGCCGACACCAACATAACCGTTAGCGTCTACAACAACTCTATTGGCCGAAGAAGTAGAAATAGCTACAGAGTTTGCGACCGGCTGATATAGACCCGAATATATGTTATTTTTCCAAGAAATGCTAGGTCTAGAAGCTGAGCCTGTAGAAGAATATATTCCAGAAGTAGCATTGATGTAGCCTGTTGATTCTAGAGAACCTGCGATTGTTCCTGTAGCATTAGATAAAGCGGTTAAAGCAAGAGAGTCTACTTTAACATTTACTGTATTGGCAAATCCAAATGCCGACTGTGCAACACCAAGTGCAAGAGCCGGAGTATTATTTCCTACTGCAAGAGAAGCTAATTCATAGGCAGATTGTGCTAGAACGTTTGCATAGTTTGCTGTGGCGTTGGCCGTAAATGCTAGAAGATTTGCACCATTAGCTTTATTAAATGCTAATGATGTTATTACATTAGCTCCAGCTATTGTAGCACTAGCAAATGAGTTAGCACCAGCACCGACTGCTGTATTGGCACCGGCTATTGTAGCACTGGCAAATGTGTTTGCGCCTGCACCTACCGCTGTATTAGCGCCGGCTATAGTTGCTCTAGCAAAGTTATTGGCTGCTGTACCTACCGCTGTATTGGCACCGGCTATTGTAGCACTGGCAAATGTGTTTGCGCCTGCACCTACCGCTGTATTAGCGCCGGCTATAGTTGCTAGTAAAAATGTATTTCCAGAAGTTCCTACTAAGGTTGCATAAGTGTTAGCACCAGCGCCGACTGCTGTGTTAGCTCCAGCTATTGTAGCACTAGCAAATGAGTTTGCGCCTGCACCTACCGCTGTATTGGCACCTGCTATTGTAGCACTGGCAAAGTTATTGGCTGCTGCACCTACCGCTGTATTGGCACCGGCTATTGTAGCTGAAGTGAAAGCATTGGCACCTGCACCAACGGCTGTGTTAGCACCTGTTATTGTAGCACTGGCAAATGAGTTAGCACCTGCACCAACGGTTGTGTTAGCACCTGCTATTGTTGTCGAAGTGAAAGCATTGGCACCTACACCAACGGCTGTGTTAGCTCCAGCAATTGTAGCCGAAGCGAAAGCGTTAGCACTTGTACCAACCGTAGAAGCGTATGTATTTGATCTAGACCAAACTAGATTAGCATAAGCATTGGCACCTGCACCGACTGCTGTGTTAGCACCTGCTATTGTAGCACTGGCAAATGAGTTAGCACCAGCACCGACTGCTGTATTGGCACCGGCTATTGTAGCACTAGCAAATGAGTTAGCACTTGTACCAACCGTAGAAGCGTATGTATTTGATCTAGACCAAACTAGATTAGCATAAGCATTGGCACCTGCACCGACTGCTGTGTTAGCACCTGCCACAGTTGCAGATGTAAAAGCATTGGCGCCTATACCAGTATTGAAAGCTAAAAGATTAGCTGCATTGGCTTTATCATATGCTGCATTAGCTGTTAAAATAGCAGCATTTGCTACATTACTAACTCTAGGCAAATCAACATCAATCGTTCTGTTAACCTCAGTTATCAACTGATTGGTTCTGATTCTCCACTCGTCAAAGGTATTTGTTAGTGATACGTTAGCTAAACTCATGTTACTTCAACAGCCCTTTTAATAGATTTTTTATTTCCGCTAAATCAGATTTGATTTGATCCACTTCGGATAACTTCTCTTTTATTATATTTATCTCATCTTTTTGCTGCTGTGTTTGCTTAAGCATTTGAACTTTAGCACGATAATCATCCGCAGTCTTTCTATCAATGTTGAGAATGGCATTAGACTTTTTATCTCTAAGCAGAAGTTTATTGTCCTCTATCTTCACATAATCGCTATCCATTATGATGCTCCTTCTGGTAGGGCCATAACTCTCAAGTTCTTGATGATAGGATATCTACATTCAAAGTTTGAACTCATAACAATCTTGATCGCAAAATACTTGAATGATCTAAATTGATTTTCCTTATCGTCTGGGTTATATCTAGCTCTATCGCTTGTTAGAGATGGAGTAAATTCATATTCAATGAAGTCATCTGGATTTCTTGATCTTACATCTTTTCCAATTTGATCCATTAGAATATATGGCCTTCTTTCAAATGGAGTATTATCTGTGCTGCTCAATATGCGATAGTACACAGCAATATCTGTTCCGGCTGGCTTATAAGCATCTAAGTATACCTTTAGATCGCCAGCGTCAAATCCATCAGCAAGAGTTACCTTTCGGGTAATATATCTTGCGTCAAAGTTGCCGCCTTCTGGGCTTTCTTCAGAGATGATTTCTACTTCAGCTCCGCTACCACCGCCGCCGATCACTGATACTGTTGGTGTTCCAAAGTAACCTGTACCATTATTGTCAAAGTCCAAAGCATCTAGTTCATCATTGTCTGTGAGAAGAGCCATAGCATTAGCTGAAGAACCACCATCACCTGCTTTGGCAGTAATTGCAATGCTTGGCAGAGAAGTATATCCTGAGCCAATATTTACAATTCTAAAGTCTTTTTCATAAATTCCACCATCGTTGATGATGTTTTTAACAACTCTCAACTGCGCTCTATCAATGTCTATTACAGGTGACAAATCAACAGAAGATGTAGACATCGTGACTCTAACATTTACTGTGTTTGCTTCTTTTCCTGCGGTTCTTCTGGTATAAGCGCCGTTCGATGGTCGGAATTTAATTCTTTCTCCGTTTGTGATATCAAAGTAAGAATCTTGATTTGTTTGAATTTCATAGTTGATAGATGTGTTTGCAAAGTTTACATCATCCATCGTGAATGTGAACGCATCAAAGTCTGCTTTGATATTCAATCTACGGTTAGTGAAGATTGTAGTGCCTTCGCCTAAAGTAAATTTACACTTATTAATTCTAAACATCAAATCTTGGAATTGGAAAGCAGTCCAAGTAGAGTCGTTCGAAGACTTGAACAACGATCCAACGTAAGGCTGCTGAGTTATTCTTGATGTTGTACCAACTTGAGGTTCACCCATTTCTGCGATCCAAGCTTCATATTCTTTCGAATCTGAATATATGGTCAATGCATACTCGCCTGGCTTCAAGTGAATTGGTGCACGGAAAGTAAATCTCGTCGCTGTAGATGAATCTGACATGCTCGGTATATCAGAGATATTTACGTCATCTGCATCCACTACAACTCTAGATCCTGGAATTACAGAGGCCGAAGGATAACCATTTATCATTTTTTTGATCTTGATAGAAACAGGAATTGAATCATCCTTGCTTCTGAAATACAAGTCAACTGATTCTAAGAACATACCTTCAGGATACTCTTTCACATTGACAAAGAATGACTGTGCCAAAGGATCATTATAGAACAACCATGGCATAATCAAAGGTGGATTTGAAGGATCAAATGTTGATGTTGTTTCTTCAACTCTTGTTGATACAGAATCAGACTGTGTTTTACGGACTAGACCTGTAGAGATGAATGTGCGTTGAGCCTTCGTTGTTGCATCATCATCATTGTTTAGTGCGCTATCTGTAATTTTGAAAGCTCTTTCGCCAGTTCTAAACTTCAAACCATCATCATCAGATGGTAAGAAGAACACACCAGGCAACAAACCTCTTTTTGTTGTTGTAGCTGTGCCAATAGAATATACAGAGTTACTAATTGGTAAAGTATTCCAATTAGAAGAAACTGTAGCGATTCTTGTTTCACCAACATAGTTTGTGATTGTCCTGGACTGACCAGCGCCTTGGCCTGATACAATATAAATTGTGTTGCCAACATAATAATCATTAACGCTACTTGCTGCACGTTCAAGCTTTATCTTGTTAGCTCCTTTCATTATTCTAGCAGCTCCAGAATAGTGATCTACTGCTGTAATTTGGCCTGTAGCACCAGAAAGAAGACCTGTCACAGTTTGACCTGCGCCCAATTCTGTTCCTTCAAAGAGTAGAGATGAGTTTGCTTTACCCAAGCTGACAGCAAACTGGAATGGAGAACCAGGCTTACTTTCATCTGTGGCAACTCTGTCACCGCCTACGATCACATGTATGGTGTTTCCTTCCATATGATTATAGTCAAGTTCAAAGACACCGAATCTCTTTACATCGGTTAGACCATCGGCACCGTTTCTACCCCATGGACCAATCAGTCTAGAAGGTTTCGTATTGCCGCCGTTCCAATATCCAGCTTCATCAAGAGACAAGTATTCTTTTATTTCTCTTCTATTTGGACTTCTCGCATCTGTGCTTTCCAAAGTAGTAGAGAAAATCTTATCTACTAATGTGCTACTTACGTTTATTTCACCGTTTGAGTGATAAATTACAGATTGATTATTTGAACGGTAAACATCAACTTGATTAAAGGCAGCATACGTATTATAGAAAATATACAAGTTGCCGTTAGACTTTGGATATCTATAGGTAAACGTTCTAAATGCTGTATTTCCTCTTGGCGTACCACCCATAGAAACGAAGCTTGTTCTGCCTGGGTTAACATCAAAACCTAGGCCTGCACTATCGGCATCGAATTCAGGAGAGACATGTAGTTTTACATATCCTGTGTTAGATGCAGTAAAGTTTTCTGATAGTAGAACTTGTGCAGCGTTTGCGCCAGCATAAATTTCTTCACCAGATTCTCTACGCAAATCTAAGAACTTCTTATCATTTGTTTTTCTGATAGTAATGATATTAGGTCTAGCAACATAAGCATCAACATCTATACCATCGAAGAAATGATACATTCTTCTGTTGTTTCTAAGTTGAGCGCCAAGATAAAAAACTGGTCTTTCTCTCATGTAAGGAATAATACTAACATCAACTAGCTTGTCGCCACTCTCAAAAGATATGGCTGAAACTGAAGTAGAAGTAGAAGTTGTAGTTGTACTTCTCTGTGTCTTGCTTGTACTGGTTGTTGTAGAAGTAGTTACACTTCTAGAAGATTCGGTTGAAACAACTTTACCTTTATTATTTTTGTTTACAGTTTCTTCTTCAAGAACATTCTTTGTTTTAGTAGTAGTTCCGTTCCAAGTTGTTACGTCTCTATCGGTTACAACCGTATTTAAATTTTGAACTCCAATATTTACAATATTATCTGGAACTTTAATGTCATCATAGAAAATGTCTGTTTCAGGAGAAAGTTTAACTTGACCATCAAATCTTGCGATCAAGAAGTCAGAAATTGCTGTTGGTTTTGAAGCAAAAGGCTGACTGATGAATGTATTTGATGTATACTTCAAGAAGATCAAATCATTTTTTCTAACAACATCTGGATCATTTCTTCTATAAACCATAGGAATATCGGTAATTTCTTGACGAGGAGTTAGTTCGCCCCTACTTCTTTCAATTGATGATGAGAAATCGCTATTGTCGAAATCACCAACATCAAATGTTGAGAAGGAGTCTACAAGAATACCATACTTTGTTCTTTCCAGTCCATTGTTATCAAGAACTGTTTTTTCCATCGCATTCTTTTCAAGTAGAGAAAGTGTGCTATAGTATTCTAAATTTTGAACTCTCTGTTCAATTACACCGATATCACGCATTGTATAGCGTTTGTTTTCTTTGTACTTTATGGTAATATCTTTTGGTCTAAACGTATAAGCTGGAATCTCTAACGTATAAAGCAACATATCATCATCAGTGATCTTAGGCTCTTCAGGAAGCTCTCTTGGTCTACCTTCGTATACCTTAAATGCTAGAGAACGAGACAACACAAGTTTATCAATTCTTGGAAGATAATATTGATAATCAAGATTGAAATCTTCATTTGGAATTGGAACTCTAGCGCCAGTCAAAGAGAATGATGACTGATTATTAGTTGCATTTGTTCTAACTGGTCTGAAGTCAATACAGTCTCTTAGATTATAGATATCGCCACTTTTTGGTTCAATAAATGTTGGAATATTTTCATAAGTAACATTGCTATATGAATCGACACTGAAATAGCCATATCCATCTGAAGTGGCCGCACTGTGCTGGAAGTAATCTACACAAACAAGAATAGATCCTCTTGGAGCATCTTTTCCAGGCTTTAATGTAATATAAGCATGGTCATAAATGTTTTCTTTTTGACCATTGTTTAGTGTATAATTGCTGGTAATGTTCTTTAGTTCTGACAGATTTTTATTTGGGCTGATAGAACCTACATTTGTGTTGGCTGCTTCAAAGATTGCGTTGACTTTGAAAACATCTGAAACAAATAAGCTATCTGTATTTCCACTAGTTCTATTTGGATTTCTGATGTAAATTTGTCCTGCACCAAGATACACGGCGGTATTGCTTGTGCCGAAAGGTCCACCAGAAGCGGCAGCAGTTGTGAAATAACTTGTATTAGCTGATGTTAAAATCTTTGTTTTTTGTTCAGATTTAATACCAGAATTGATTTCAGATGTAGCATAAACGTCTGCTACAAATCCTGCAGGAATATCACTACTATCAAGATCGGCTGTGAAGTATGCAATGCCAGAGCTAACGTTTACTGAATAGCCTGTCTGAGCGAACGAAATGATTTGTCCGTTTGCTACGTTTGCTGATCCTCTAGAATCTTTCACAATAACCAAATAGTTGTTTAGAATTTGTGTAGCAGAAAGGACACCCGATCCAACAAATGCTTCTGAAGTTCCTGTGCTAGACTGTGAAATCTGAGCTTCACCGGAAGAGTTAAATGTTACTGATGGATAAACTCTCTTATACGCATATTGCTGATCTGCGATAGAACTTGCAGCGATAGGAGAATCTGGCAAAGGATAAATCAAACTGGTGAATGAAGATTCGGAAGTAAAGGTATCTCCAAAATCTACACCGCCAACTTTAGAAGCTATTGTGATGTCTGCTCTAGATTCTTTTTGTCTTCCGCCAGTAATCATAGATTGCATATCTGTCTGGTCAAAAGTAATGGCAACCTTAGAACTATTATTTGGTAGAAGGCCTGTGAATGGAGGAGAAACTGTTGCAATTCTTGTTGCGCCATTATAAGCAACAATTGTTCCTCTATAATTTTTTCCTGGACCCTCATAAACGCGGATAGTTGTATTTCTATATGCGTTATCTATTGAAGAATATTTTAGTGCGCTTGTTGCATTGGCTAATGCAATTTTAGCATTAGCTACGTTAGCTCTAATAGAGAAGCTATACTCATGAGGAGATGAACCTGTGACTTCAATTTTTACATGTGAATTTAGAACGTTAGCCGTGCCGTCTGGATAAACCCAACCGCCAAATTTATTCAATCTTATAATACCAAATCTAGTAATATCATCGACGCCGAGATTTGGTGGTTTACCGTTTCCGCCAATAAATCTAGATCCGCCTAATTCTTCATGCTCTAATAGTTCAGCTTCAGTTGGTGTTGAAGCTACTGATATGATTCCGTCTGTTCCCATTGTTGTAAAGAGCAGCGCAGTTTGCGAAGTAGAACCGCCAACGTAAACATTTACGTTGTTTCTTACAGCATAAGTATTAAATAATAATCTAAATTCGCCATTACCGGCAGCATTCAAGTTATACCAATCCTGTCTTGTCGCTGCGCCATCGGTTTGAATATTGATCTTCTGATAAGATATTGTTGAATTTGCATTGGCTGCAACTGTATCACTATTAATAGATATGAAGTTGGTATCAGAAAGATAAGCGCGGAAAACAAAGCTATCACTGTCTTGGTTATTTGTGCTATTATCAAACACCATATTCGTGACAAGTGTTGTACCAATCTTTGTTGAATTATACACAGTATCGTTAGCAGTAGCAATATCACTATGCTTTACACAGTGAACGTCTGCTCTGTTGTAATTGTTAACATCAAAGAATGAGTTACCGCTGGCACGAATTTTATTTACAGTAACATAATTACCAAGAGGCATATTCAGATCATAGTTAGCAACTGATCTCTTTGTTCTAGCTCTTTTTACTGGTATTGTTGTAGGAGCGATAGTTTCAAATTCATATCCCTTTACATATGCTTTTCCTGGATCCAAGATAACATTTACGAGATTAGCATTTGCACTATTGGCCTTCAACTCAAGCAAGAATGGATTTACTGTATAATCACCAGACTCATCATAAGTTCTTCTAGCTAGAGTATCACCAAGTTCAGAATAGATTGGATACTTGTTTACAAACTTTTCTACGCCATTTTCTACTCTGAGTAATTCGATAAACTTAGATAGATCGTCCTCTGACTCTAAAGTTCTCTTTGCGAGTGTTAGATTGATCTTATAACGACTTGCACCTGGAGCTTGATAGTTAGAAGCTTCAAGTGCCGGATCTAGCAATGTAGTATCTTCAGCTTCAGTTATAATTTCATCTGAAAGTTCTAAACCTACTTTATTTGATGGTTTAGTACTTGCTGTAGATAGAACTATAGCCTGATTTGGTGCTTTTACAAAGAAACCTGAGATAAAGAACACGCCTTCAGATACGTGAGCAATTGTACCCTTGATGCTGCTATTTGCTGCTGAAACTGTTGCGTTTGAAACTGTTCCAGAAATTCTTGCATTAGCACCAACTTGAAATTCTTCGCCGCTTAAATATTTAATGGCAAGTTTTGGTTCTAGAGGTGTTGTTGTATCAATAGCAAGAACTCTAGCTCTGATATTAGAGTTGTTGGCTTGATATATCGTTTTATCTTGGAATATAGAAACGTTAACGTCTTCGCCGTTAAATGTTGGACTTAAAGTAATGATGTCTGTAACTTTATATCCTACATCACCGCCTAGTACGCGAGAACCTTCTTTAAAAATGTGTTGACCAAATCTTTCAATTTGGTTTTGTGCAATTGTCTGAGCCTGTGTTAGTTCTCTGGCCTGTACAGCATAGCCTGGTCTAAAGAGAATTCTATGAAAATTCTTATCTTCATCATAATCGTCATAGTAAGGGAAATCCTTAGACGCTGTTGGAACAACCAGAGTGTTCGCTACATTAGACTTTGCCATTTTTTATTATACCTCTAAAATTTTAAAACGATCTTGTATTCTTCTGCCTGATCCGATGATCTACTAACAGGTTCGATGTTATCTGTATATAGGAATCTTCCGCTATAAGCTTCAAGTTCCGGTAAATCAAATGATGTTACGAAACGAGCAGTAGCGGTGTTAGAACCATTGAGAATTCTAGAAACTCTTGGTGCTCCTTCTGTATTTATTAAATATAATAAGCTGTTTGAACTATCCCATCTCAAAACAGTACCTTTAAATGAACTTACCGCTAAAGATGCGCCTTGATAAACTCTTTCGTTTTCCTGATAATCTCCAGAACCTACAGTGGTTATATTTGTAGTCTGTAAGAAAATAGTATTTGATAGTTTTGTGTTACTAGATTCTCTTAATCTAGGATCAGAAATAAGTGCAATTTGTCTATAATCATTGGTAACTGGAAGTTTGCCGTTTTCGCTACCTTTTATTCTTCCATTTATCATTATATTTGAACCGCCCAATTCATATATTGGATCATTACCATGTCCACCGGGAGGTGATATGATTGGATTTCCTGTTGCGCCTGTACCGCCGCCGCCAGTAATAAACACTCTTGCATAAGTGTATCCAAATCCTTTTTCTAATACGCTAATTGAATTTACTGTATTAGACAC